AAGGTTTCCATGATCTGGAACCCTTCGGTCTCGGCAGCGTCATACTGNTCCGACACAANCTGNAAATACTGNTTCGTTGAACCNCCGCCATTCTGGCCNACNGTAGTCAGGATGCTTCCAGCGCTTCCCAGAAACGACACAGCGCCCGATGCGTCGATGCGGAGGCGTTCTATTGGAGAATTCCCTGTAGTTGCTGTAGTCGCAAAAACCATGGCACCACCAACTTGATCTTGAGCAGGAGATGCATCATCTACCTCAATAAGAATCTGTGCTACAGAAGAATTATAATCATTTCCGTCATCAACATAGAAATTAATTACCCCTATTTGATCATCATCTTCTACTATTGTATTAGATCCAATAGAGGCATTTCTAGACTTCAAGAACGATATATACGAAGCACCATCATCTGCAGAAAATCTAGCAGCTGAAATTCTTGAATCTGGCGCTGCTGTTCCTAAGACTTGTAAAGATGGTACTACACTGCCAATAGTCTGCTGCGTAGCACCACCGATAACCATTCCATGATTATCTGGAATATACGAATAACAACCTGCAGCAAACGTCATCCTTGTAATACCACTTGTAGAAATACTTAGTTCATCTGTGCCTGAACGATATATTCCTGTATTTAAGTCACTAGAGAAAGATATCGAAGGAGCTCCTTCAGTTCCATCACTAAAGTATGTTGATGAAGCTGTAGATGGACCTTCAATTCCAAATGGAGCACATATAACAACGTTTGGCATATAGACTACACCACCATCTGCACCTGATGTAGTGATATATAGATGTCCGGCATTTCCACCAGAAGAAGACACATGCCATTCTTTAGCAGGCGTCTTGATTATAACATCAGCTCTTCCATCAGCGGACGTAGACTCAAAATACGCACTCATGCTATCAGAGTCAACTACAGAGAACAATCTACCCTTGGGAGGGTCTGTAGACGATCCGGGACCAATGCTTACCATACAAGCAGTAAGTCCTGACATAGTATATTTTGCTGCAGTATCTAATTTAGGAGGGGTTACCTCTCCATTTCTAATTTGCAAGTGGGATGCAAGTGCCAATATATTTCTCCATTAGTATTCTTTACATAAATATACGCTTTTAGAAACTTTGTAATACTCTTTCATCTTGCGATGTAATTGCTTCTTTTCCAGCTTCAAGATCAGCATCTATCAGTTTCTCTTCAAATACGAATTTACTTGGTGTTCTACTTACTTTGACGTCATTCTTATCTATAAGATAGGCTTCAAGTTGCAAGTTAAATGAGTGCCTGATTATTCTTTCTTCTGTAGAGAAGTCTTCTGTGTTAGATTCATCTGTTGAGCTATCAAAATAAGAATGGAAATACCAATCACCTGACTTCATGTTGCTTACCATATATTGTTTCCATATAATATCATGAAACATATTTGCATGCTTTATGTATGATGCCCAAAACGTTATTGTGTAGTTGAGATTTATAAATGTAGGATAGGGTATTAGAAAAACTTCATAAACAGGAGCTGTTGATATATATCTACTAGAATCACCAGCTATCCATTTCTTTGTAAATGGAACTCTTCTATCTTTGTCAAATCTTGATGTTGCAACCCTCTTTTGATATGCAATATAAGGCTCGTCATCTCTATTGATACAGACATATCTTTGCTCATTTGGAGAGATATCACCTCTCTTTATTGAGATCATTGGGAGCTTTATCTTACCACTTTTGTCTCTAATTTCGTTTATGTTTCTATCTGATTTGTTTCCTTGTATCTGTGCAAACCTCTCCCATGCACCAAATATAATAGGAACAGGTCTGGAATCTATTACAATTTGATTAGTAGATCTGAACCAGTTGTATACAGCCCTGTCAACCTCTAGAATTTGAGTTTCTTCTACGGGATTTGTTTGAGCTTCATTACTTTTCTTTTCAGCCATTTGTGATCTCTGTGTCTATGAATTTATTTGGCAAACCACCTGTGTCTATATCAATTGCTTTAAATGTATTACCTTTTTAAGTACGTTAGTTGTACTAAAATCTCCCCAAACCGTACGGGTTTTCCGCATGCTAATACTTCTATTTTTGAAACCACTTTGTTGTCTAAATGAGCTTCTAAATTCATGTCATCTTCATTTTTAATAAGGGTTACCAGAATCTGCTTGAATTGTATCACTTTCATTGTCTTCCATTCTCGGATTGAAGACACCTTCTCTAACTTGTAACGCCCTCATAGTGACACCAATTTTCGTATCAGGTTGACCCATTACAAACACAGGGACATCAAGATAGTTGATTTCAAAAAAGGAGTTATCCCATTCTAAATAGTCTCCTATTCTTGGGAATACTCCAACTTCTGTAAGTCTATCTCTATGAGCATAGACTTCTACTCTTCTACTTCTATCCATACCAAATTGCCCAGTTGTTAATTCGGGCTCTTCCAACATAATATGAGCATATATCTTTATTGGGTTTCTTGGTACTTTCTTTTCAGCCTCGCCATAGATATCATTTACATCTGATTCATCTGCTTCTATTGGCCAGTAATACAAGAACTGCATTGTAACCATTTCTAGTATTTCTGTATTATAGTTGTTAAACAGATGTTGTTCTCTTGTACCGAAAAATAGATTATATTTGGGATCAGCTGTTGTAGAGTCAAATAGTCTTGGCATTCATTGTCTCATTTTTCGTTTTCTTGGTTTCTTAACAACTCTTCTTTTAGGCTTATCTTTTAATTCTAATATTGCTCTACCGTTTGTATCTAAAAACGCAGCAACACTGTCACCACTATTGTCTTTAGCTCTTACTACATAGCTGTCATTTAACGCCATATTATATTATCATCCCTCTTCTAACTTCGTAATGATCGCCGGCTTCAACAACATTTGAATATTGTTTTTCAAGTGATTTCCAAACTCCTGTACTATTGTTGTTCAATGAAGATGAGCTTCTAAAGACAGCATCTGGAAATATGTCTAATACTTTCTTTATTGTCAATTCGTATAGTAATTTCCCAAGACCTTTTCCTCTATATGCATCATCTAGATCTTCTGTTGTTGATATTGCAAATGTTTTACTTCCTTTTTCAATTGAAATGTTTCCTTCAATTGATCCAATAATCTTATCTGTTGATATATCTCTAAAATTTGATTTCCAAGTTTGCTCTTCAGGAACTATATTAAACGACACTTCAAACAATTTATGTATATCCATTTCAGCCTCACAAATATTGTGTTCAATATTTTCAATAGTTGTTGCGCTCCTGCGTTTTGCCATATTCTATTCCTTGTCGTCTTCTCTAGCTCTCACTTTATCGACAGCAAACTTCTCCTTAACTGCCTCTAACTCTTGCTCTTCTTTCTCCTTGACAGCATCTAGAGCATCACCTTCGTCTATTACTTCTTTTATGATGTCCTTAATCATTTCTTTTAGATGTGACTTCTTGATTTTCATATTTATTCTCCAGTACTATATGAGCTTAAGCTCTTTCATTTTTTGCCCATCAAACAATTCTAATTCAATTTCAAATTGTTGTCTGAATAACTCTATTTTTTCTAAAATAGATTAACCAAGGAAAAAGACCGGCTCACCCGAAAAAAATTATTGGAACCGGAAACGGCACTCTTTGATATTGTGCTTCTATAGCTTCACTTAATTCAGAGTCCTGTTGCATCAATCTAACATTTGAAGTCTCTTCAAGTGCTTCTTGTAGATTCTCTTTCAATCTCTCTTGCATTTCAGTGCCTTCAGACACTAATTGCTCACCATCAAGGGTTGTCTCACTATTTGGAATAGGTACAGAAGAGAACTTTCTTCTAATTCTACCAAGTGTTTCCATACTTAGTGCTAAAGAGAATTGACGTATCCACCTCTTTCCGTGTGCATTGATGTCGGCATAAGGAATATCTTTAAATGGCACATTTGCAATAGAAGATATACCAGTTACAGAAGGGTCACCAGTGTCTATTTCGAAGTCAGGAGAGAACGGATCCATCTCAGTTGTATACTCTATCCAGATCTTCAAACTTACATTTGGTTTTGGAAGTAGTCTTATTCTATCACCCGCTATGTTATATGAGTAATTTGATCTACGAACTCTATCATTAGTCTCAAGCATTCCTGCCCTCAATATGTCTGCCCAAATTGGTAGAATTTGAAACACAGTCTCCATGTTATAAGACTCATATTGAAATTCTCGTGATAGCGCATTCACTGATGAATAAGGATCATAGTATCTATACATTGATGTGGGCTCTACATGCCAAACATCTCTCACTTCTATTCTTGCTGAAGGGATAGTCTTAATGTAATCAGAAACTGAACTTCCTGTTTCATTGTCTACGAAATCAGTTAGAAGATTGTAGTCTGTTGCACTTGAATTAATTGTTACATATGCTTTCCTTTTATTCTGCAAGCCTCCAATACCAGCTTCAGATGCATAGGGCTGAGCAAGTCTTCTAAGGTAGTCTAATGTCTGATGAGGAAGTTTGCTTGTATAGTCTTGAGTTGAGAAATCTCTACTTAAACCAAGGAAGTTTGCTAACCAGTTCTTTGCTTGGAATCTATTTATTGCAGCTGAATATTCTATGTTCGCCTCTTCAAATGACGCATAGATCTGTAAGTTGTTCAATTCAACAGTCAATACGGGTTCACCGAGTCTGTATCTAACCCATTTGACAATCTCTTCACCCTCAGCAGATAGAGACATTAAGTTTGTGGACAATGAAATAGTCGAAGAAGTAGTTCCGAATATTCCTGCATAAGCTGCGTCCGAACCGGATGAAGTTAGACCATTGAAGAAATTTTCAAAAGGCATTATTTATCTCTTATATTAGTTGATGTTTTCTTTATAAATATAATAGTAAACACAAAAAAAGGCGCCGATTTACGGCGCCAATAATTCGCTTCTATAAAAGTCCACCTTCTGCAGTCTTATATATCGCTATCGAGATAGAAGGTTCGGAAAAGTATGGCTTCTATAGAAGCATTCCATTATAAATATAACTATGAAAAGGCTGGGTCCAGGGGGATTCTAACCCCGTAACTTGTTTTTTAACTAGTATATTCTACAAGAACCATCCAGCAAAGAAGGAACCTAACCCTGGGCTGCTCGTTTATGATTCAAGCGGTATTGTTAATTATTTTCAGCCAAAGGATTCAAAATCATCAATATCCGGGCTACATATACCGGCGCTTGAACAGAGGAGTGATTGCGTTAGTATGTTACATGTTACCGATTCCTACACGCTTCTACGCTTCTCTTTAACACATATGTATCAGAGAAACTCCACGCTGAAAGTTAGCAAGACTTTCACAATGCCTTTACGAAGTGATGGCTGGACCCACAATTTTCAAAGAGCAGTTCTTACTTGTTTTCTTCCCACTTGATACAACCGAAATCTGGTTCTGTTTCGATGTAGTCTACAATCCCACCACTAGAGTATGGAGCTATAGAAAGAGTGATTTCTAACTCCATTTTTAGTTCATGGCATTTACCTGAATACCATTTTACATTTCTATCACCTTACCAATTAATGCAGTTCCTACAGGTTTCGCTCATTTAATACTCCTACAGAAAGAAGCTGAGAATGAAAGTGAGAATCGTAAGCTTGGTTGCCAATGCTGCGACACCAAAAGGAATCAAGCAGATATAGAAACCATGCATCCAGGTGAATGTATCAGGCTTGTCTAGATACACTAGCCAGAAGCTTATAACATAATCAGCAAAATAAGCTCCTATGAATGCAGCTATCAGATATGCAATCAACCAAACTACCAATATCATTAGTTAACTCCACCTGGTGAGTGAGCCAGGCCTTGAAAACCACTTGCTCAAGGCCTGGCATAGTTTGTTCAGCTGAATTGAATGTCCAGCAGCTCCAGAACCTCAGTGGCCTTAATACCTCGAGCCTCTGCATCAACCTCTCCAGCAAGCTCTCCAACCTTGGTTACAATCGCCTCACGCATCTTCACGTTCTTACGGGGTGGACGATAGGTTCGGATATCGAGGGACTTCTCAATCTCTTCGTTCCAGCTGGGATCGAGAATGTCCCTGATGAACTCGGTGATCGAGTCATTGACCTCGACTCCCTCAACCCGGATAATAAACTCCTTGTAACCCTCATCCTCCTTGTTCGAAGTCCAGTTGGCGAACTCAAATGCAGTCGGTACTCCCTTGAACTGCTCGGGGACGAACTCCCGATTGTTGAGGACTCCCAACAGCTCCTTTCGAGTTGCATTCACCTTATTGTAGGACGGATTGCCAGCCTTCGTGGTCTTGCCGTTATACTGCTTTACCTGAAGTCGCTTTGCCATTTTGAAACCTCCTGATTGTGGTTGTTTGTTCCTTCCTTATTATCGTCATACTAATATAATCAATTATCAACAGGTAGTAAACATTATTCTAAATTATTTTCTCCTTTTTTTCAAAATGATGGATCTTGATAGTGATCACGAAAACCCATGAAAACGAATGATCCACCTACCAAGTAATACCCAGACTTAGATAATCTTGCAGTCTTGATTGGTCCTTCTAGATTTGGAGTGCATACCCACTTTTGAGTCCCGAAATAGTCACCTTCATTGATTGTGATATCTCCCTGGATCTTTACTGTCTTACCAGATTCTGAGACTTCAACAATTGTATATGCATAACGGTCACTACCTACTGCCATTGTTGCTCCCATTCCAACTTCTGGGAAAGGATCATGTTTAGGTTGTGCTCGCTCAGTCATCATACCTCCTTCTCCTTGTCAAGGGCTTCAGGCATATGGTCTTCCAAGACTTGAAGGAGCTTTCTCAACTTGGCTTCACCAGCCTGATCAGAACTGAAAGACATGGTGAACTTGATTCCTTCATAGTCTTTCCATTTGCCACCAACGAAACCTGAGTTCGTACCAAGCCGAGAGCTATACTCTCTGATGGTATGCTTTTCACGAACTGACTTGAGGATTTCATCTCTTCGATTCAGATTCTTCTTGCTTTCAATGGCAGCTCTACTCTTTGCCTTCCGCAGGTCAATGCACTCCTTTATGCGCTCCAGAATCTTCTCTACATTGATGCCGTTTCCATGCTTCCTTTCAATGTACGTCTTGGTTCGTCCTCGATCACCATATGATCCCGTTTCAAGTATCACCTTGAACTTAGTTGCTGACCTATATGTAGCCCACCCCACTCGAGTTCCATAATGCCACTCATACCTGATGCTGGGAGTGTAGACCCTGTCTCCATCCTTGTTCAAAAATTCGATTCGAGGCAGTGATCCATTATCATATGTCATCCTTGCTCCGAAGGTCAACTGCATCTGGCCAGGGTCACTTGAGGGGGCATCAATAGTCGACGTCCGCATCTCATCGTTGTAATCCACCGTGACCTTGTAACCAGCCTCACCAAGCTTTTCAACTAGTGCGCGTGCACTATCAATTGCTCTTGCCTTGTTCGAATCTGTCGCCTGCTCTTCCTTGATGGCCACTCTGATTCTCTCAGCTTCACGTTCAGCATCAGTCTGCATTCTCTTCTCCTTTGAGGAACGGAGTGAAATCCAATCGGCTCATCAGATCAAGTGTGACTTGAGCTTTGATAACATTTGCAAGAGCTGAATTGACTAGTTCAGTAGACCTCTTGGATCCGAAGCTTGCCTTCAGCTGTTGTTCAGCCCAGACCATGTCTTTGTGTGTTTCATCGATCCTGTCCTTCATGCTTCTGAGCATGTCTTTCTGCCATTCATACATTCTTTGTCCTCTCCATCTCTCTGATATCATTGACCACAGTTGCACTGACCTTCATCGGTGAGTCGACACATCGCATAGTATCCATCACTGCGTGGAGGATCAAGTTGTCATACTTCTCATACAGCTCATCGACTCGATCTGCTCCGAAAGAATACTCAAGCTCTACCAGGATTGCGTCGTAGTAATCACCATTCGAATAACTCATCGTCTCTTCCTTTACGACTGCTTCCGCTGATGCATCATACTGCGAACCTGTGCAACCTCGAACTTCCACCGCTTGCCAGTTGGATCCTCAACGATTATCGGTCGCTTCCAACTCTTGGGCTTGAAGCCGACGATAGTTCCGGTGGTCATTCCGCCCTTCTGTTCGAATTCAAAAGTCTTTCCAAACCAAGACCCAGGAACCTTTCCTCGCTTGACTGCTGTCTCGAAAGCAACTTCGAGTTCGTCCTTGCCGCCTGTCGCTTCCTTGTCGAAGCAGGTAACCTTGCACCGGAAATCGGCTGTCGTGTAGGTGATCGTGCCGTGCTTCAGCTCGACACCATACTTCTGTCCGATCTCTTTGAGAGCTTCATCCAGTGCGCTGCCGATTGCTTTAACTCGAATCCGGTCCATTTCTTTCTCCATTTTGATTAGCTGTTAATTTCTGCCTCTAACCTGCTGTAAGCCACCAAGGAGGCATCGTGCAGCCTGCCATCCCGCACGCCAGCTTCGAGCAAATCGTACTGCTTGATCCAGAACAACAGGGCGGTGTTAGTCCCGTTGAGAGTCTCCCCCGTCTCCTTCAGGTAATCGAAGAACCTCTGGAGCTTGGTGGTCATCAATCAGATCTCCTTTGATATTGTGTTTCTATTTCCTTTTCCTTACATCTATAATATAATCAATTCTAACCGATAGTAAACCTTTTCTCAAACTTTATCAAAAAAAATGCTATATAACAGTTGTTATATAGCACTTGATACTACTTGATATCACTTATATGATCGCTCAAACCAATTCTAAGGGTCTTCCTCTAGATTGGGTATATTTGTACCCATCCTGTCCTCGCTTTGGTCACTAGAGGCCTTAGAGCTCCTTCTAGTCTTCTTCTTGACCTCTTCTACGTGTCGGATGTCTTGGATATGGGATGCTATGGAGTTCCCATTAGTCTGGGTGAATTCATAGACACCCTCCCATTCTGGGAGGCTTACATTGACTCTCAGGTCATTCTTTAGCTCCCTCATGAACTGCATATTGTCTACAGGTGACCATATCTCAAACACACCGGTCATTGTATAGATCTTGAGTTTGTGTCTTTCTTCTGCCATTATGCTCCTTCGTTATAAATACGAACTGCTTCGATATACGAATTTAGATCTGATATATCTGTCCAGTAGTTTTGAATGTTGTATGTTTGAATGCCTCCTGAATAGTAATCTTCTGTAAACCAGAAAATGATATGACCCATGTTGTCATAGAGACTGTCTGTTGTTCTATCAATCGGATGTCTGACACATTTGAGAATTTGCTTAGCAACTTGAACAGGCACATAATACAGGGAACAAGCTATGTGCTTAGCAAAATTATCAACTGGCTTTTCTTTGAATAATTCTAAGTTACCATCTTCAGAACAGTATGCATTTCCTGCTCTCCTAAGCAACTCTTCATCATCAGTTCTCCAAATGGCTATACAAGGGTGGTCTCTGTTTTCTTCTTTCTGAGTCTGATCAATGAAATCAAGAACATCATTGCGATGAACAACAGCGTCTGCTGATATGATATAGTAACCATGATTAACAGGGCTATTTTCATGAACAATTTGAAGCAATCGAATCATATCTGCAAAACCATTATGAATCAGTCCATCGTCTTCTTCTTGAGCAACAATACGATTTGATACTCTACCTTCACCAAACCTCATCCAACGATACTCATCCCTGATGCCCAAATAGCGTGGAATAAATCTACTATGAAATGGGCTTAAAATATTATCAAGCACTGAAAAACTTGGAGACAGAGGTAGCATGAACTTTGGAATATACTTTGACAACTCACTGATTCTACTACCTGTACCAGCTGCAGGGATAATACAACCATAATCAGACATAGAAAATCCCTCACTCATTGAAATCTAATAGTCTAGCCTTGTCTACACCCGGATCAACAATCCATTGAATTAGCAAGAAGTTGCTTTTAAGCTGTTTTACAAATTCTAATCGACTCCTGAGTTTCGCCAACTTCCCTTGGGCATCAGGAACCATATTACTAAACTGCTCTTGTGAATTCAGACTTCTAATCTTCTCATCTAGTTCTCGTTCCAATACAATCACTTCACCAATTGTTCTCATATTCCATCCTCTTCTATATATAAAGGTTTACCTGCTCTTATTTCTTTCACACATTTCAAGCACAGCCATCTACATAGCTCTTCATAGAATCTAGTGCTTCTTAATGGGTGCTCTTTTCTACACCTCTCACACCACTCTGATGTCTGTACAAACTCTTCTTCCTTCTCATCGTGTCTCCCATCATCTGGGAGTATGCCCTTCATCTTTCGTAAGAAGTCCATCACTCTTCACCGTTATAGAGTTCATACCAGTCAGTTCCCATAATGTTACTTTCTTTAAATACTTTTCCCTCCCACATCGGTATCCTGGCACATGAGAGGGAATCAAAATTCCAAAGTCTTTCTAGCCCTAATTCAGTGAAGTAAGACAAACACGTCAAGTTTTTACCAAATCCTAGCTTCCTTATAATACCCTTTCTTTTCTCATTGATGTAGATATCACATACTTTATACATTAAAACCTCCGTTTATTAGTTAAGCACTTCATTGAACAAGGGATCGTTCTTCAACTTGGCTCTTGCTCTGTGCTCAGCCTTATTGATTCCCATAGTCGAATACTTCTTACCGAAAACAGATGCTGTAAGAGAAGCAACTTGAGCTTGAGTCTTTGGTTCATTACCCATCAATCCCATTCTATGAACAATTGCAAACCTTTCAATCTTGGATAGAAATCCCTCCCTATTGATGACATACTCAACATGGTCTTTGAGCTCAGTCTCTGCCATGATGTTAGTCATGTCAGCAGTTATAGTATTCAAGATCTGCTTGTGAATCTTGTCTTTATGCAATGCATTCTTACTCTGGTTTTGCTCATTCCAATATTTTGACGTGTCCAGTGAGATCTCATTCCTTACAACAATCTTGTCTCTAGTTCCAGTTCTATTGAGCTTGATTTGCTCATTGATTCTGTTGTTTGGTGCTCTGACCACTCTGTTTCTATACAGATAATTCATGATACCAGCAAACGCCCAGTTCCACAGATGAGTGGAAGGAAGAGATCCTTTGGTTTCATCAAAGGTTTCACAGCCTCTTAACATATACTCATGTGCAGACGAACGCATCTCATCAATGTCGACTCCTGGAAGATGAGCATACTTGCTAATGATCTTATTGCAAACCCATTGGTTGTCTGTGAATATTGCATTTCTTTCCTCAGTTGTTCTAGACATACAACTCCTTTCTTTTAGAGCTATACGTTAACCACCTGTATAATTATAAACATTTTTAGACACATTGTAAATAAAAATTGAAAATAAACTTCACATTGACAATGCCTTGTTGGTCGGGGACAATGCTTTGTTGATCCGATTCAGGCGCTCCTTCATCTTGGGATGTGTAGAAAACCAGTTCATTACCTTGTTGCTGCCACCCTTAGCACTCTTGTCAATTAGCAATTTCATGAAGTCAGCAAACTCCTGGAGATCGAAGCCGGCCTTTTCCATGTTGTCAATAACGAATTTGTCAGCTTGATGCTCAGCATCTCTGCTATACCTCATCATTGTCAACTGACTTGTGAGCATCGTTGCCACAGCTGCTACCCCTTGATACCTAGACTCCTTATCAATCTTATCTGCTCCAATCGATATCATGCAGTTCAACCCAAATGCTCGAGTCATAGCTCTTGTTCCATGACGATGCATTACGTGGCCAATCTCATGAATCATGATACTTACAAGTTGACCCTCTGTTTCCGCAAAATCAAGCAAGCCCCTGTTAATGTAGATTCCCCCACCAGGAATTGCAAATGCATTGACAGCTTCACTTTCAACAAGGTTGAAGTTGAATCGATAGTGATTGGAGAGTAGTCCACACCTTCTTATGACAACAGCTCCTATGCTATCAATATATGAACTTAATGAGTCAGAATAAGAAGCTATCTGAACCGTTCTTCTTACTTCTTGCGCTACCTCTCTTCCTATTCGCCTTTCATCGTCAACAGAAAACATATTGATTCGACCAATAGCACTGCAAGAGGATATTGTTAACCCACACATTAGAACAATGATCAGATGAGAACGCATTATTTTACTCCTCTTTCATAGATTGCAATGTAACCACCACCGATGTTGATTCGAGCTTGAGATGCACCATCCTTAGCAGTATCATAGAACGCTTGAATCACACGCTGGAAATCGTCTGCTGTAACTGAACGAAGAACAGCAGCTCCACAAGGCTCGGATACGATGATATCGAACTTTCTTTTCTCATCCATCGTTATACTCCCAGAGTACTTGTCTCGGTGCCTTCCATTTTACTTCGCCTCCATCTTTTTTTCAATATACATCTCCACCATCAATGGACCCCATTCACGAGCTCCAGCTTCTGCATCAGCTTCAATCGGAGTGTGATAATACTTGTCTTTGAACTGTCTGACGTTAATGTTGTGATTGATGTCATATGCCTTTGATTTTGCAAAACTGCCTCGACATTGCTTCAGTGTCTTCCAATCAACCTTGTCAGTTTGAATTGCATGCTGTAGTTCATGAGCGATGAGGTGGAAAATGTAGACCGGAATTCTGTAGTTCTTGAGGGCATGGCCAGTGTAGTGACTTTTGACATCCCAGACATCTTTGTCTCTGGCTTTTGCAATCGGATCCGATTCAACTTGCACCGCGTAGAGAAGAGCCGTACTGCTCATTTTGATATTGTGAAACCATCCACCCTTCTCTTTGGCTTCATCCAGCATATTCTGGGTGATGCCCCTTGGCCAGACTCTCTTGTAAAGAACATTCAGATAGCTCTTGCAGCTGTGAACACCAGCAAAGCTCTTGTAAGCAAGCGATGAGGTGATGTAGACTGGCCGATCAATCTTGTCAGCGTAGATTTCCCTGACGATTTCCCACACAGTGTCCCAATCAACCTTGACACCACGCTTGGTGAAAGTGTCCGTGAAGATTTGGTTGTTGACCGTGATCAAGACGGGATTCCTTTACCTAGAGTGGGTTAGTTCCTGTTTCCTTATATAGATAATATAATCAATTATACCCAATAGTAAACAAAAACACGAAAAAAATGTAGCTATTATAAGTGTTTATAAACAAACAACTTAGATTCATACCCTAAGTTATTCATTAATAACAACTTACTAAATTATGCTAGACCCATTCTAAGACATTGTTGCTCGATCTATGGGTTCATATATGGATACGCTGAATAATGGTCACACGCTGTGTCTAAGATATAACAAACTGTTATGGTATGTCATATGTAGCTAGCACGTGTCTGGTCTCTAATACTTGGTAGTACTTGATACTACTTGTTATCACTTTCCTTAAGAGCCTCTTCGATCTCAGTAATCAATCTGTAAACTTCTGAATCTATATCAAACATGATGTCTTCATTCACCTCAACCTTCATCCCTTTCAACATGGCCAGGAAATCAGATTGATAGATAGTCAATTTTGAAATTACAGAGACATACAGCACTCTATATAGCTCTCCAAGCTTTGAATCACTGCTCATGCATTGTGTGAAGTGCTTGTCTACAATGACTTGAACATCTTGCATCACATTATTGAAAAGCTCTTCAGCGTTTATTTCTAGACTTGCTTCGTTCTCTTCCATTGGTCATCCTCTCACCTTTATAGACTTATTCAAATAACGAGTAGTCAGTCCGACTCTCTTCTGAGATTTCATAGATGTGATCATACAACAATTGCATCTCTTTCATGTCACCTTTGTCATATGCTTCTTCAATTTCTCCACGTGGCCCTCGAACAATCAAATATTCCGCTGGCTCATTGATGCTTTCAGGCCAGATGTCTCCATACCCAGTAGGTCCACACAAGAATGAACGACGAACTGAAATATAGAAGCAAGGCTTGTCTTTAAAGTCACCTTCTGCTATGACGAATCTTGTTCGAGCAGTTCGAATTGCTTCATCAAGGTCTTCAAAGAAATTCATTTCCTGATCGAAGTTCGGCTCCTCATCAGTAAAGTCTTCATAAAAAGTGTAACCCTTCATTCCATCCTTCCACTCAGACTTAGGAATCTGCATCACTTTGCCTCTTTGATCCCAATACTCTTTATTGACTGCTTTCCATCAAGGACTATTACGATTGTAGCTCCTTTGGGCTTTCCTTCCCTAACCCAATAGTGGTATACAAGGTCTGCTACTGTGTCAGTAGTAAAAGCCAAAACGCCACAAGGATCAAACTTAACTCCAGCTTCTTGCATTTCCGTTACCCACAGAATTCGATCAGATGGCATTGTTATTCTCCTCGAATTAGATGATCCTGACCACATGATTCACAGCGGTCTACAATGATCTGGATATATTCACCGGAGTATCCTCGTTCAGTGGAGATATATAGACATTCGAATGACACAGTAACAGTTGCTTCAGTCACAGGGCATTCATAAGTTACGCTTGGACAAACATACTCTAGTTGATCAGCCATTGATTATGTCTCCTACTCTGACGAATTCCAATTCATTCAAACAACGAAATGTAGTTCCATGTAGTTTGAACGTTGTCGATATATGATGATGACCGAATATCCAATACTGAGGTTTGTGGTATCGGAGCATCATGTCCATCAACTTACCAGTTGAGCTTGTCTTCATATGATGGCTAACCAGAAACGGTGAAGCAACATCTGGACAGTTATGACTCAATACGACTCTAGGTTTGGTCTTCTCATATTCCTCTAAGCACTTTGCAGATTGATGGTAGTTCAGCTCCTCATTCCCCCACCAGCTCTTTCCTTCTGTCCTCAGGTGTTGATCAATGCTATATGCTCCCCTAACAAAGAAGAACTTGAACCCTCCTAGTTTGTGCATCCCATAATCTTTGAGTGCAACCTCTGGGAGGTGATCATAGTCGTCATGATTTCCAGGAACGAATACGTGCTTTGATTTGTCATAGTCTACATTGTCTAGAGCTGCATAGTTGTTTCGGAATCCCATGTCACCAAGTTGGACTGAATATTCAAACATGTTTACGATATTAAGATAGGATTGTGTATGTCCATGCACATCTCCTATTAGAGCTATGTTGTTCATGTTTTCTCTCCCATATTACACCTCATTCAATAGAATACAAAGACCTTCATCATCCTGGCACCAGTATTTCCTTTGCCAACTCATTATCTTTCTACCTTTTTCATATCCAAAATAACTTACCAGGTCGTCTTGATCATTGAGCTCACTCAGCCAATCAATTCCTTCTGGAACAATGCCTGCATATACAACTTCCACTTTTTCAAGTCTCATTACCAAGTTCTCCATTCTGCTGCAGGGATAACGCCGTCAACAATAATGGGGTCCTCACCAATCCTTTCATAATAGTCATTTGCAAGTTCTGCAGCTCGTCCTTTGCATGTGGCTTCAATACGAAGGGATTGATAGTGTCCATACTCCATAGTATCTCTGTGGTATATGATGAAGTAAACCTGTGTCATGTTTTCTCCACGATCAGAGTGTATTCAGTTCCATCTGGGAAGGTGAGGGCTAGTCCAGCATCGTTCTCCAGTCCTGCATCCTCATTCGCCAGAACTGATATCCATTCTCCTGTCCCACCATTGTGAAGTGAAGCAGCCTCTTCAAGCATGTGATTCCGCTCTTCAATGATGTTGGCAACAGTTTCTGCCACGATCCTCGCTTCCTGTAATTTTTCACTCATCGTCGTTGACCCTAGTGTTTGGATGAAGGTGATATGCTTGAGCTGATCTACGAAGACTGTTCAGAGCTTCTATTGCTTCGTTGATGGTTTTCTCTTCCTGGTCAGTTACTGTTATATTGAGATTGATAGCTCTTCGAACCATTGAAACATCGAGATCGATAGTGTCCAACGCCATCTGATTCAGATCCATTTCTTCACCTCNTATTTAGATGATTAGGATGCATTGCATATGCTTCTGCTTCTTTTGCTTTGCTCTGAAGCCTGGCCAGTGCTTCTAGAGCTCTTTCGAGCATTTCAGTATAGCTCTCCCCCAGCTCTGCATATGTTCTTGATGGTGTGTTAAATAGACTGAATTCTAAAATGTTATGGACTGTTTCAGCATCATTGACGATTGTCATCACTTCAACCCTCCACGAACAATGGAATTTGTTTGTCTGGGTAGTTCTTCAAGAACTCTTTACCAACCCCAACTGAATGGGGGTTCAGCCAGGAGTCGTTCCGAATCCACCTGCCCTTTTCAAACTGAGAGATTTCAATCAGTGATGCATGTTCATTGAGTGTGAAGATGTAGGTGAAGTTGTGCGTCATATAGAAAATTGAGTTGCCATCAGCTGTCCAGGCGATCATGTTCTTTAGGATGTCATTCTCACAATACTCTGTGAAGCTCATCCCCAGGCCACCTTCAAGCCCTCCGTCTTCTACATTAGACCGATAGCACTCATGCTCTTCGAAAGTGAGTTCGCTCGGTGTCGTGAAGATCATTGCCAGTGTTTCGGCCTTCTGGAACATTGCCTTGGGAAGGTTGTCTTCCATTTCCATCCTCCTTACTGCCTCTTCACCATCTGTGTAGGAAGTTCGGTGGCCTTCATTCATCGAGCGTTCCTCTCCTTCAGAGCCCGCACGTTCCTGGTCAGTTCTTCCTGGAGCTCATTGATCTTGACCCCAACGCTGCTGTCGTAGCGGTTCTCCCTGAGTGCCTTGAGCTCGTCGCGGATTTCGGTGATCCTTTCGATGGTTCCCATTTGTTTCTCCTTTTGCTTGGTTGACTACCGGGTGATCATGTAGGAAGCCAGTTCTTTCCAGTTGTTGTCGACATGCATCCGAATCTTCAAACCCCTGAGGAAGGTGCGGAGGCTGAAGTCAAAGGCCTCCTTTTGCTTCTCAATCATCAGGTCAAGGACATCGGTCTTCTGTTCGATGGTGGCATTCTCAGGACCCAGGTCACCCAGGATCTGTCGGATTCGCTCAATTCGGTCCTCGATGGACATGGAGACGTCGATCAAGATGGACCTACTGATGAGAGCATCATTCATCTTCTCAGCAGGGTAGTTGGAGATGAATATCACCTGGCCGGTGAACTCGAAGTTCGTGGGAAGATCAGAAGCCTTCTCGGTTCGGTAATGGATGACTCTGCGATCGTAGGAGTCCAAAGCAGCCTTGAGGATATTGAGAGCCACAGCATCCTTGAGGACGGAGTCACAGTCATCGAAGATGACCAGTTTGTTGTGGAACTCATACAGGATGCGATACATCGACTTCGGAGTGGTGAATCCCTTGATCACGATGTAGTCAACCCCTTCGGTCATTTCGGAGGCCTTGATGACATCCAAAACCGTGTGGGATTTGCCAGTTCCTGAGTCACCAGTGATGATCAGTGAGGGAGTGTTCTTCTCAACGACCAACCTGGTCAGTTGCTCCATGAACTCGAACCGCTTGCCAATCTCATATTCTGACTGCTTGAACTTGGAGGCGCCTTCAACAGAGTCCCCGTCCTCACCGGTTCGGTCCACGTAGTCGGTGACTCCCAGCTTCTGTGCGGCCTTGGAGAGGGCCAACCTGGAAGTGCATGCCTCCCGGTTTTTCGAGGACACCAGCTTCTTGCCATTGAATCGGATCAGGTAGGTTTCGTCAACCTTGACCAGTTCGCCGATTCGTTCCATTTGACAACCTCCTTGATTTGGTATGTTTCCGTTCCTTATTTCCTGTAGTTATAATATAACAAAAATCACCCAATTAGTAAACAAAATCACAAAATAATCACAAACTTTTATGTTTTTTATGTAAGTCAAACACTACTATGGACTTAGTTTAAGTATAACAGTTTGTTATGGCTATTCCTTTATATTACGCGCTAGCTAGAACCCCCTAAGACTCATTCGTTGGTCTCCATCTATATAATTACCCAGGAGGTTCAGTCTTATGATATGTCACTCTAAGTGTATATAATACAACATATTAGAGACCTCTTTTTATGAAGAATAGGTGTTCTCTACACCGTGCTGGCTTATATTTATTATGGTATATGTCCTTGCTATCAAAGGACTTAGATCTCATAAGAAGTGTATACTAGACAAGGCAAAGAGGGCATGTAGACTCAGATCCAACCCTAGCCTAGGGGGTCTAGAGTGTTATAGTACTTGATACTACTTGATAACATGTCATCCACATCCACGGGATCCTATAGCACTTGATATCACTTGATATAAATATAAAATTTTGAGATTTTGTTTACTATTGGTTCGATATTGATTATATTAGCTATGTTCAAAGGAGGTAATACAAGATGATTGAACTCAAATTCAATGGAAGACACACTCTGTTCTTTGCCAAACTTGGCGGAAGGATCAAGCAGAAAGACGCCAAAGCTGGGAAATTCAACAGAGTAGGCAAATTGGCTACACATTGGAATGAGATTGAACCCAGGCTTTATGCTGAACTTGAAAAAGGTTCACAGGAAGCCTTTGCTTGTCTTTTGATGTCGAAGCATGGACTCAGGATTGGGAATGAAGATTCAGCCGGTGGCTATGTCAGCAAGGTGAAGGGATTCGAAGGAGAGACTGTTTCCACTTACGGAACGAGCACTCTCCTCAAGAGCCATGTTGAAGTGACTGGCAAGACACTGACTCTAGACTTCGTTGGAAAGAAGCTTGTAGAACAGAACATTGTAATCACCGATCCGTTGATGGTCAAGTTCGGAGCCAAGTTTCTGAACGATTCCACTACTGATCGTTGGTTGAATATCACATCAGCTTCTGTCAAGAAGTTCATGAACAAGAAGATTGATAGAAGGCTGACAATCAAAGACTTTCGAACCTTCTGTGCAAATTGTATTGCTTGGAAGATCTATGAAGACTCTGTAAAGCCCAATGAAATTCCGAATACGAAAGGAGAGCTCAACAAGGAAATCAAGGTGGTCCTTGAAGAGACTGCTGAAGTATTGGGAAACACTGCCGGAATATGCAAATCAGCATATGTGTCACCTGAATTTTTAGAACACATCAGAGAAGCCCGAAGTTCGATCATTCAGGGCAAGACTGATGAACGAGCAAAGAAGAAGATCGAAAGAGAAGACAAGTGGAAGAAGATGAATGAAGAGAGAGTTGCCAAAGGTCTTTCAAAGAAGTACAAGAAGAGGAAGAAGAGAGTCACAAAGGGAAAGAGCAATGACAAACAGTCAGATGCCACAGAGAGAGTTGAGTGACGAGGATTTGTTAGCTGAATACAGTCAATTTCTAGTTCGACACAAGCGCCCTCATCCAATACCAGCATTGTCGAAAGATGTTCTAAAGGGTCTTCGTGGGTGATCGCTGCTGACAGAGTTAGGAAAGGTATAGATACTTACCCCATCCTATAAGCCTTCACCAGGTGAAGGCCAGCCTATAAACTTACTAGCTGCTACATGTCTTGCATTTCCATCTGGCTCACTTCTAAGCTCTGTCATTCGCTCACCCCAATACTCTCCTGTTTCATTTTGAAACATTGGATCGCCAACAGGTGCAAATCGCCACTTTCGCAGTAGTTGTTCGTAACTTAAAGAATCGATATGATTCTTGTTTTCTTCAGTTAGTTTCATTGTGATTCTCCATATTCTAGTATAATAAAAAAGAGCCAGCTTTTAAACTGGCTCTTAATTTATTTATGTTACTGTTGTTACATTACTTATGAACTTGATACAGATGCAGGTTCACCGATTATGTGCAAGTCTGATACAACGACCTTTCCATAATATTCTGGCCTGACCATTTGAGTAGCAGCTCTATGCATAACACCCTTTCTTGGAGTGAAGTCATCCGGCTCAAAGATTGTAGGTGTTACAACAAGAGGTACATATGGTGCATATACAAATCCGGAATCAAGGAAGCCAGCTCCCTTATATCCAACAAGGATCTTATCAACTGGGAAGTACGGATCTTTGTAGATAGTAAACCTATTTGTCAATGTACCAATCTTTTCAATTCCTAAGCTGTACTGTACTTCTGTTGGATCAAATACTGCATTAGGTTTGAATGTTGCAATAGCCTCGATAACTGAACTAATTTCAGGTGATGTCACCATCCAGTTAGCACCAGATCTCAAGTTTCTCTTATGAATTTCATTACTTACCACGATGATTGTCTCACCAAGAGTCTGGTACCAATCCTGTTGTGTTCCGTGGAAAGACTGATATGTATAAGACGTCGTAGGCGTGATAGTTTGTACATTATCATTAATCACCCACTTGACATAACGACCGATAGCTCTTGACCATGCAGCCTTGACAGCAGCACCGTTAAGAAGTTGTGCCAAAATGTCACGATCGATTTCAGTTGAGATGACTTCAGATAGAATTGTAGTCAATTCGACTTCAGCATCCAAAGCGTGATATGCGTTCAAGTCCTGAGCCAACTCGGGTGTCCATGTAGCTTTCAATTTTCTTGTCTGCGCTGTTACAGCCACTGAACTAACTGACAAGTTAATTTCTGGAATAGCACTTGTTGACTCAAAGTCACCAAGATTATTCGTTCCATTGTCTACACTAACACTAGTTCTTGCAGATCCTACTAGACGTGCAGCTGTTACAGATGCTGCAGACCATGTAACGTCGATAGTTCCAAGTTCCGAACAGAAACACTGGATAAGACTACCTGTTACATAAGTCATTGTATGGTCAAATGTTCCCCAATAGTGACCACCTGATACGGAGTGAAGAGCACTTAATGATCTAAACGTTTTAGATCCATCAAAGTTCAACTCACCATATCTCTGGATTCTTATGTGATGTAGATCAGCAAGATCGGTTGATGCAGAAGCACTGAGTGTAAAGTTATATCCAGATACTGTTGCGCCCCCAAGAAGCTGTGATGTAGCTGTAACACCCGAATATGCAGGAGCAGTTGAGCCATCATCGATGACAAACTGTCTCATTGAATATCCAGACTGCATGTTGTAATAGCCACCAGAAGCTGCTTGCTCACCAACACCATCTAACTGCGGATTATTGTTAGGTGGAGCATTGTCCAGGTTGCCATAAACAGACCCACCACTTGTCATACCGTTCTTATTTCTATCCCACTTGAAGTCTAGATAGAATAGTAATCCTGAAGGTAAGCTCATAGGTTGTACTGATACAATCTCATTAGCAAGAAGCTGTCCAAATACTCTACGTACCAACGGAAATGCTATCTTATTATAGTTAGCAACGTTACCAGTTTGTGTAGCCTCTGATAGTTGCATGCTTCTAAGATATGCAGCTTGGTTTTCAAGTAGTCTAGCAACAACGCCCTTCTTACCAACGTATCCGTATGAACCATCCTCTTTCAACTTCTTCAATAAACCTGTTCTTTCCCATTTTTCGACAAGACGTTTGAGTTCTTTCTTTCTATTCACGACCTCGTAGTCTTTTGTCATTTCTTGGATGATATCCATTTCTTTGTCTCCCATAAAAATTTATGTTTTTTCTGTTTTTTTTGTTACTCTAAGATTCCTGCAAGTTCCTGCATCCTACCATACTCTGTATTTTCATTAAGAGTATTATTAACAGGCTTGATGGACTTTTTAGGTGCTTTAGATCTATTCTTTGAAGATGTTCTATAAGCTTCACGCAATGCACTGTAAACTCTTCTTACTTCATTTACGCTTTCACATTCGTCAAACTTATTTACTAGTCTATTCTTCTCTCTATCTGTCAATGTGACTTCCCTCATAAGCTTAGTTGCACCGGCAAGTCTTGCATTGAATAGATTGACCTCGTTAAACTTGTCCTTGAGGCTAGTTACTGCAGTTTCTAGTTTCTTACATCTCTTTGCAAGGACGTTATTTTCTTTCTTAAGTTTAGTTTCTCTCTTTAGAGAAGCTTCCATTTCGATGTTCTCTAGATCATCGATCTCTTCTTCGTCATCAACAACGATTTCTTCTTCTTCGTCATCTATGCTTTCGATATCTTCATCGTCATCTTCTACGATCTCAATAACGTCGTCATCGTCGTCAACGTCCATGTCAGTATCTACTTCTATGTCATTTTCGTCGCCCAAGTCCAACTCGTCATCGACGTCCTCTTCGAAATCTATTTCCTCTTCGCCTTCCTCTTCCCAATCTTCTTCATCTAGACTAGCCTCGATAACAGCAGGCCCGTCACCTTCATCTGAAAGATCTTCGCCAGTGTCACCAACAGCTGCTTGATTGTCACCTATTCTCTTTTGCTCGCCATCTTCGTCGTAGTTCCCTGGAGGGTCACCACTACCACCGAGCTCTTCATTAATATTCTCTGAAACAATCTTCTTCATTGTAGGTGCCATTGCCTCGGCAAGAGTCTCTCTAGCTAGTTCAAAAGCAGAAGATTTAACCTTTCGTGCTGCCTGAACAGCCTCTTCAACGATATCTTTTGCCACTTTCATTCTCCATATTTTAATTATTGACATTTGCAGAACATACGTTACATACTACTACCATTATAAATATATTTAACATTGATAAAGATGCAACTTCTTATTAAATTGAAGTTCCATCAGTTAATTTTTTTCTCCTTTTTCTTAGTTTTTTTTGATCACTTGGCTTTAGGTAATAATCCCATTTTCTTATCTCTCTGAAACGATCTTCAAATTTTAGTTTCTTTTTAAACCTTCTGAGCAACGACTCTATATTTTCACCTTCTTTCGCTACAACTTTCAAAGCATTATTTGGTCGTTCCTCTTTGTTTCTTAGCATGTATCCTCCTATCTTACTTTGGATTCTCCAACTATCTCTAAATCAGCAACTCTATTTTCTCTACGGTCTGTAACTGTGATACCTTTCTTAACTAATAATCTTACAAACTCTTTAAAGCGTACTGTATTATTTCCACCTTTGTAAACTTGACGTAAAAAGTTTCTTGCTGTCTTAACATCAGTAGCTCCTTTGTCACTAACTCCTTTACTTGACTTTACAAATTCTTGATACGCACTATTCGGACTATTGTAGTCTTCTGAGTCATATGCTAAAACGTCATAACCAACTTCATTTACTTCACCTTTCCCTAGATAATCACTAATAACATCTTCAATAACTTTCTCAATAGAACTCTCAGATTTCGAAAGCTTTCTTAGATTGTCTCTATACTTCGAATCTTTCTTCAACCTGCTTTTGTTCTTACTCATCTTGTTGATTCTATCTTTTATTGCTTGTTTTCTATCTTGAGAATCTCTTTCATTTGAGTATTCTTCTATTTCCTCTTGATCTTGGCTACAGTGTTCATAAACTATCCAAGCAGGCATTACTTCAAACTCTTCTTCAGAATTTGGGGTTGCTCTAACCCTTAATGGAATCTCATTCACAAGCCAGGCTGTGCCGTCTGGGAAATTACTTCTAAACTCTGTAGGAGCAGATGGTGTCAAGTAGACTTTTGCAACATCTCCTGTTCTTTCAGAGTTGTCTTCTCTTCTTCCCGTAATTACGCTCTCTAATAACAGTTTAAGATCTATTTGCTCATTCATTGTTTTTATCTCTTAATTATTTTTCAAGTTTATCCATGAATGCACTATAATCAACATTTGCAGGATTCACATCATTCAATTCATCGTCAACGTCAGTAACACTCTTTAATTTTTGTGGCTTAAATGTTGCATCGCCGCCTTCAACAATATTATCTTGTATTTGAGCTGTGTTGATCAAGTCATCAACTGTTTGAGGGTCGGAATACATAGAGTCCAACATAGTCTTAGCTTTTGATTTACCACTTGCTATGCTTTCTTCCCTATCACCATCTTCAACTAACTTGCCATTCCCATTCTTTCCCTCTTCAATTATATAAGATGATAGTTTTCTTTCACTCAAATTAAGCTCCTGATCTACTAAGCATTTTTTAATCTGCTCTTTAACAATCCTCTTATTGTTCTTCAAAATAAGTCTGGCTTGCTCAGTCATAAGCTTTTTGAAAACAGGAGTCAGCTTTCTTACTACTTCATTTGCGATTTCTTTACTTAATTCGTCTTTTGAAACCATTTTTGCTTTTTGATTTCTGTTTTCCATGAGTTTGCACCTCATTTTCTAGTTCATTTATTTTAACTGTAAGCATTCTTACAGTTCTAGAGATATTTATAATCTTTCTTTCTAGATCTCGTTTATCATGACTTGAGAATTTATCTTTATCTAGTCGTAGAATTTTTCTCTTTAAGTCATCAACTTCTTTTACTGATTTGCTTTGTATGTTCATTTATCTACCGATTCTATTATCAATCATTTCTAATATATCTTGTCTAAATGCTGAATGTAAACCTGGACCGATAAACGCGCCTGCTTTCTTGATTGCTTTGTCATATCCGGATAAAGCCCTCTCAACACTCTTTAACATGGTCTTGAGGCTCTTGGCTGCTGCAACAGGATCGCCATATTCATAATCATCATATTCACCAGAAAGATAATGATCCAAACCAGCAGCTTCTGCTAATACTTCTTTGTTTTCTTCTATGACTTCTTTGACAAGTTCTTTGATAGCATCTTTTCTGATCTTCATCTTTATCATTTTACTCTCCACTGTCACTCCTCTTTTCTTAAGAGATTTTATGAATTGTTTCATAGTTATAAGATCACTAACTTCTCCAGAGGTGACCTTGCCAATTAACATTTGTATATGATGTCTTCTGATCTTTTTGTTATTGACTAGCTCAGGATGATCATTGAACAATATAGAAATAGCTTGATCTATAAGCTGTTGTTCAATATGAGGGTCTACTACAGATTCTGGTTCTTTCTCTAACTCAGCCTTAGTTTTATAGTCATTTCTACTATAGCCTTTTGGCCCTCCCCATTGAGTCCATTGACCTGGGGAGCCACCAATAGCTCTAAAGCCCGTTACCTTTTCATAGCCCTCTTCATTTAGTTTCTTTTTCATCGATTACTCTACATATTTTTCATTAGAAAGTCTACAATAGATCTAACATGTCCATCTAATGCTTTTGCTTTCTTTGGATTTTCCTGTGCAAAATCACTCAATTTGTTTGCTGTTTCTTGATCGATATCTGCTGCAATATTTTTCAAATCTAACAAATCTTTTACAAATTGTCTAGCTTCTCCGCCTTCATTTATTACTTCTCTCATCTTCATCATCTATCTCTCTTTAACATATTAGCCAAATAAAACATAACTCTACCTGCTTGAACTCCCTTGACTTTCCTTAGTTTAGACTTCACAAAATCAAGAACAAGAGGCTCAAGCACTTCAGCCACTTCTTCTTCTTTAGTGAATCCTTCATTTTATTGTACGCAATATTCCTGCGCCTTTATCTATTAGGCTGCTAGCTTTTTCAACAAGTCTCATTTGCTTTGTCATACCGGCTTCTTCAAGCATACTGATAATTTCTGCCAACTGATCTTCTTGGTCAATGATCGTTTCATACACATCATTCAAAACATCTTTCCATCCGTCGCCTTCTATACTTGCTTCTGTAATCACTTCTCTAATTAGCTCTTTCATATCTTCTTTTCTAATCTTCATCTGTTGTCTCTCACATTATCTTTTTCATTATTTACCAGTTAACAAATGATTCCATAAACGAATTAATTACAGCAGCATCACCTTTATCCTTCATTTTACTTCTCAATTTACTTGTTACTGCTTTTGCTAGATCACGACTGCTTTTTGCTCGTACACCAAAAACTTGATATATCAAATCAGAATGTAACTTTTTCCCTAAGTAATTAGCTTTCTTTCTATCTCCGCCAGCTTTTCTAACATATTCTAATGGGTCGATAGTACCAGTACTTTCTTCTTTTATGATTTCTCTAATTTTCATTACTTGATCTCCAGTCCTAAGATTTCATTGAGAATATTATCAAGTAGCACATCTCTATTAGCTTCAACCATCATCTTGAATTCTTTGCTTTCTTTCATACATTCAAGATATGCACCACTAGTCGATGGATTGGATACTAGATCGTATGTGACTAATTGGAAGTCATCTTCAACTAGATCATAGCCTTCATTAGTTTTCTTAGTTGATCCCAAACCCCTTGAAGATATACCTAGTTTAACATTCCTTTTTATAAGTGATTCGAGTATTTTGCCCTTTGGAGTATCTAAGATTTCAATCTCACCAAGTATATTGTCACCGTCCCACCAAGTTTTAGTAAGGAGATGAGATGCATTTTCTAACTGGACAATGGGTGAATCAGGATGATCACATTCACCAAGAGCTCTTCTCTCTTCTATAGACGGTTGCATGTTCTTATCTTCACGTTCTAATATAGCTCTCGGATATATTCTATTATTAGCATTGGGAGCGTTAGCTTTTTGAATAACACCACTCATTCTTAAGATTCCATCACTCTTCGGATCTTCAATTGGCTCTACACCCTCTGCTTCGAATATCATAAATTCTCGCAGTAATTGCTTTTCCATTTACATCTCTCCTTTAACTGCCCAACGGTTAACTCTTCGATTCTGGAAGAATTCACCACCTCCAGTGCTCTTTAACTTATCTGTAGACATTTTCTTACACCCAGCTTGTTTGCATTCTTATCTGGTATTTGTTTTGGTGGTGTCTTCTTTGCTTCATTTGTATCTTGCGCATCAGCTTTACGCATGTTAGCTATATGTCTTTTCCACATATTATCGTATTGGGGTAACCATTCTTTGTGATATGTTTCAGCATCTTTACCTCTTAAATCCCAATTGCTTTTAACACCAAATCTCTTTAAGAACTTTGCTTTACTAGTTTCTACTTCCTTTCTAAACCTAGCACTTTCTTTCTCATGTTTCTTTTCATATGCATCTGAATGAGCTTTCGCTGCATCATCAGCTGAAGTCCAAGCTTCATTTACTTTTTTTTTGTTCTCTCTTATAACTGGAATCTCTATGAATTCAGACTCTAGTTGTTTTCTTATCATGGGGCTTTGCTCTACAGGGTTCTCTTCAACTTTTTTATCTTGCATTTCTTGTGAAGCCTCTTGCTTATGTTTGCTGTAAACCTTTAGCAATATCTGATCAATATCTCTAATCAACTTGGAAACTCTACTTAACTCTGCTTTTGATCTCTTGTAATTAAACTCAACTGCATCAGGTCCCAACTTCATTCCATCAATCATAAACATTCTTGCATATTGAAGAGAAAGTGCTAGCATCTTTGTAACATTATCATAAAGGTCCATGATCTGATTTGGTTTACCTTGCTCAACAATAAGATCAAACATTTCATTTTTTACAATGTTTTCAATAACGTTCATGTTTACTGTTGAATCAGCTAGTTGTTCAAACTCTTTTGGTTGACCAAGTTGTTTTCCTTGCTTATTCATTTCTCTCCTTTTTTTATCTCTTTTCTTAGTTTGCTTTGGGTCGAGATCATTTGTTGCTCCAAGACCATTGCTGCCATTAGGGGCGATGTCACCAACTACAGTAGTTTCTCTTTTAATTTTTTCCATTGTCTGTCTCAAAAAAGCTTTAGTGTGTTGATGAGTTCAAAAGAAAGAAGTAGATTCACCATATTGTCTGATTCTAAGATGTTTTCTCTGTTTATAACTTCCAACTTTCTTTGTGTAAGTTGCAATTTCTCTTGAAGTTTATCATCTTTAATAGATTCTTTCTTCTCTTTTATTTCATTAACAACCTTGTCAAGCTTCTTCTCAGCCCATCTACAAAATGATCTATTTGAAGGTGATGTCAAATATTTTATCAAGAACTCATTTTGATCATCATTCAATGTGTGATTGTACCTCTCTTTAAACTTCTTCATTGCAATTGCTACAGCAAGATTTTGTTCTGCTATCTCATCTTTAGTCTTAATTGTCTTTAAAACTTTATGACTCTCATTCAACTTCTTTACTTCTTGATTGTCATTCAGATGCTCCATTATTATGTTTTCGCATTGAAGCCTATCTTTGGGAGTTAAACCAATATCTTTCTTCAAATGATCGCCTAAGCACTTTATACTAGCATGGAGTTTATAATTATCAATTTTTTCATTAAACAATTTCTTTCTATTAGTAACCTTATCGATATCAGCAATCAATTTGTTTATTTCTCTGTTCAAGTCTTCTTCATCAATGTTAACATACTCTTCCATGATATATCCAAGGAAATTGCCTGCATAATAATGATTCCTTGTCTCTCCATATAGTATAGGAGAATATATTCTATCATATACTTCTCTTATATAACCTGATTTAGATAGGAAATACTTCCTCATTAAATTAAACAAACTTTTCCCCTCATCAATATTTCCTATAGCTATACAAGAAGATATCTTCTTATTGAGTAGCTCAAGGATTATTCCGGGGTTACGTATCTTGTTATGACGCATTTTTTAACTCCCTTAAACAATTGTTTGTCACATCCAACCCGCTTTATAAATATAAATAAGTTGTTTGAATATTAATTATCCGCTTTTTCTTTTTTAAGATCTAAGTTTTCCAAAATTCCTACAATTTCAGCATCATATTTTAATGCACTTGTTATACCTCTAGCAAAAGGATCTCTTCTCTTTCTCTTTTTCTTTCTAAATCCATCATCGAAGTTCTCTTTGTCAGTTACCAAATTTGGTACACCTGGCAAATCTTTAGTTCCTGTAGGATCAGGTATCTTACCTGGATGAGGTCCGAACTTGTCTTCAAAGCTCTCAGTCTCTTCTTCATCGTCATCATCGTTATTTCCAAATGGGTTCCCACCTTCAGAATCTGCAGGTGCTTCAGCTCCTTCATTTTCCAATGAAGATAATATAAATTTCTTTCTAGCCTCGTCAAACAACCTGTTATTGACATCATTAATCTCATGGTCAGATAACTGTAGAACTTTCCTTTGTACGTAAAGATCTGACACCAAGTTGGTTTCAGCCATTTGTGATGCAACAGCAAATCTCTTATCTAGCAACTCTAACTGCATCATTTCCATTACTGTCGAAGGGTTTGTAAGTTTAAGATCGAAATCATAGATCTTTTCTTTATCAAATCCTCTTAAGAATAGATGGATCAAACCAATCTTTGCTAATTCAGAAACTACAATCTTTTGTATTCTTTGAATTGTTCTAGCAAATTTTATATCCTCTTGTGCAAGAGTAGATTTACCTGACAAATCTTCTTCACTTTGAAGATAGCTCTTCGGAACACCAAGAGCAATGAACATCTTCTGCTGCAAGTATTCCACATCTTCAATGTCACCTTGATTAGTTCCACCAGGCAACGTTTCAATATCAGAACCTCTATCACCTCTAACAGGTAAGAAGAAGTCTTCATCGATACTCATAGGATTAAATCTAAGATCGATTTGTCCAGTAGACTCAGTTATAAGAGGAGATCTCTTTAACTTGTCTCTAGCATTTATCATATAAGTTTCTACTTGATTGGGAGGGATATTTGCAACATCTATCTTGAACACCCTTCTTTCAGGAGCTCTAGTCATACGATAGATGAGCATTGCATCTTCAGCCATTTGAAGCTGTTTCCAAATTCTTCTTGCAGGATCTAGAACAGAGCGTCCATAAGGCAAGAACTTGTCATCACCAAGGATTCTCATATGGGATATCTGATAGTTCTCAAACCTTGTGTTTCCCTGTTGTGTCCATCTAAATCTCAATGAGTTGGGATCACCATCGAAGCCTTCTTCTCTTTCAATCTCTAAAACAGGAAGTGATATAGCACCAAGAACACCCTCTCTTTCAACAATGTCTAACAAGTTGAAATGATCACCATATTTACACATATTCCTAACCCAGTTCCAAATATAGAACTCTATATCTAACCTGTCATAATAGAGTTCTTCTAGTTCTTGCGTTATTCTTTCGTCATCAGAAACGATATCAATAACGTCGCCTTCTTCTGAATATGTAGTTGAGTCATCAGAGTAGATATCAAGAGCTTTAGAGATCTCAGGTGATTGATCCATCTCTTCATAGTCTCTAACTCTTTCACTTCTTTCTGCAGCACCCTGTAATGCTTGTGTATACAATGACGAAGCAGCTCTAGCAAAAGTGTCAAAAGCTCTCTTTTGCGCTCTCATCCCAGGTCTTTCACTAGGAGTCTTTGCTTGTGCTCTCTTACCTGTGAGCAATTTTTTCAGCACTTCAAACTTATCAGCCATTTATTATTCCTTATTTCATGAAATGAGTTGCCACTCCAGTAGCTATAGCAGCAAATATCAAACCAGCTGCACCACCCCAGAAAGCAGACTTAGTTTTTAAAGTTGCAACTTCAATTAAAATCTCATTAGTTTTACCATCTATTACTGTGCACCAATTGTCTAGTCTTCTTAGCTCTGCCAATACAAGTTTTTGATAACTGTCCCAACTCTCATTTTCTTCTGGCATCATCAATCCCCTATCCTGTAGTCAATAACAGTGCATATAATTCCTTTGTCCTCAAATTCTACAAAACTAGTTTTAACAATTGCAAGTATGATACTCCCATCTTTCTTTACATGCTTAGTTTCAAATTCATCATATTTATTTTCTTTTACTTTTTTAATATGGTCTTTAACTTGTTTTTCGTCTTTCAAAACGTCTATATCACTTGTTTTCATACGATAAAACTCTTCATCTGTATAACCAAGTGTTTCATATGCTTTTCTATTGTATATTATTATACTCTCTTTTTCAGGGCAAACAACCCAAACTGCAACTGGCAACATCTCAAAGATTGTTTCAAATAGTATTCGATTTTTTTCTATTCTATTCGTGAGTTCTTCAATTTTCTTCAAAGAACCATTTGATCTATGTTTATTTGACTCATTTTCTAATTTCATCAACAACACTGATTGAACAATCTTTGTGATCATTGTGTTATTCTCTCCAGTTCATCCTCTTATTAGCCAAAGAAGATCTTCATTGCTATCTCCAACTTTCAAAGTAAGTTCTTTCGGTATAGCTTTTTCAGCTTTAGGTTTTATTATACCAAATTCGTAAGGATGATGACTGAAAGACATGTTATCAATAAGTCCCTTCTGTATCTCATTACCAGCTTGATACATCCTAAGCATCGTTCCTCTTATAAACACGCCAATGGCTAAAGCTAGAATTAAATCATCGTTATAGCCATCCATGTGTTCGGGTTTACCATTTTCTTTAAATACAAATGTATGGAACTCAGTAAGTAGTCTAGTAGAATGTAGTATTAAATCATGACTTCTAATTTCTTCTTCCATTCTAGCTATCATAACAGGTCTTGTTCTTGATGTTGTACTGAATCCTGGTATCATATTCTTTTTTGTAGTGTCATATGGATCATGTATATCTTGTGTTTTATTGATGTCAATAAAGTTTCTAGCTTTGTCTGTCCAATATAAGTTACCATAATTAAGATCGAGTATTTTCTGTATTGTTGCCCAACCAACATTGTTATTTTCTGGAACTAATAACGCATTATTGTATTGAACAGCAACTTGTACTAGCATATGACCAAAAACATCTGTGGGTATCTTACCTTTGTACTCAGCAACTTGCTCATATGCTTCTACATCTATAACGTGAAATGTTGAATAATCCGATCCATCACCTCTAGCAACATCAGCTGATATTAGATACTGTCTGGAATAATCAGGGTATTTCCATATCCAGAGATTTTTATCAAAACCTGATTTCTCAATGGGCTCTCTTTCATGTGGACATTCAGACTCATCAAAGCCTTCTGATATCGTAGGATTCTCTTTGTACCAGAATATATCATTCATGTCTATAACATTACTACCAGATTGTAAGAAGTCAGCATCATGTTCTTGTGCAAACGCTCTCAATCCTATACTTTTTCTCATTGATGCTGCCCATTTTTCTTCTCTTTCAGGATGCATAGACCAATGAAGTTTTATAGGATTGAATGATATAGATCTTCCACCAACAAGCATTTTACTACCTTGCTCAGCTTCAGTATATAATTTATGGAACCAATTTCCTATCCCATTAGGAGTGCTCAGCACAACACAATCACCACCAGTAGACAATGTAGGTTGAGCTGCTATCCATATTTCATCCATATCGTTAATGAACGCAGCTTCGTCAACAATTAAAAGACTCAACGATTCAGATCTACCGGCTTCTCTAGTAGTAGTAGATGCATGGATCTTTGAGCCATTTGAAAGCTCTACACTTTGTCTATTGTCAATAGTTGGCTTGTTCTTATAGGGTTTCAACCAATCAGGCAAGTTGTCAAAAAGTACTTTTACTTTAGATACTAAGTTTGTAGCTACAGTTCCTTTTGTTGCCAATATATAGATTTCTTTGTTGTCAAAGAATGTCATCAACCATGCTGCATATCCAGCACATAACGTAGACAACCCGAGCTGTCTGGCTTTAAGTACTATATTATATGAGTTCTTAAGAAAGTGAGTGACACATTCTTCTTGAAAATCCCAGAGATCAAATTTCAACAATCCTTTTGTAGGGTGCCTAACAGTTCCATACTCTCTTAGAAAGTATATGGGCTCTTTCCTACATTTTATGAATTCTCTAGTCTGATGTTCTGTCATTGAGAGTTCCCAAACGATAATATATGATAACAATATTCTATATAAATATAGTACTAATGACAAAAAAAGATCTTATTTACATAAGGCTTTGATTGTTTTAGAATATTTTTTGTGTTTAGAAACTTCTTGGTTTAAACTTCCTGTTTTCCAGAACTCTTAAGAACAAAAAATGATCGATAATCCAACGTTTTATATGTCTATGCTCAAATTTGACAGCTGGAGAGACATCAAATCCATATACAAATGTTACACTTTTTAAAAAGCCATAATCATCAACAACTTGCTCAGTTCTAACTTCATATGGTTCAATAGTTCGTCTGACTATTTCTCCATCTTTCTTTTTGTATTTTATATCAAGAATGTTGCTATTCATGATGCCTTCAGATACTAAGCTTTTCACTCTACTTACTGGTAACATAACTCACCTCATCTAGTTTCATTTTCAGTCTCTCTCATTCAATAGGTTTCTTAGTCTTTGGGTCTAGTTCTTCAACTGAATATACTTCAAAACTAGGTTCCAATACATCAAATATGTCATCTCTTTCGAACTTTGTTTGAACAAGCATATCAACTTCTATGTCAACAGTCTTGTCTTCTTCTGTACCAGTATTAAAGCTATTCACCTTCGCTTTAGCACTATTAATTTTGAAGTACTTCCTTTTCATGTAGTTTTCTAAATTCTTTACTTCAGCTTTTATGTTGCTCTGGTCAATCATAGGGATACCGACAGATAATTTATACAACTTTATTCTATCTATTGGTGAAGCTTCTGTTATACCAGATTGAACTAAACCATTTGCTGATAAAAGAGAATACAATTCTGTGTTATTTGTAATAGCAGATAGATCATCAACAAATCTAGTAGTATCTAGTCTATCCCAGCCGATACCCATAAGTCTTATTGCTATTGAACCCTTGGCCTCCTCAGCTTCTTGTTCATTTTGGTTCTTGAGAGCGTTCACATATTGTATAGTTAAGTCTTCTACATTCCCAGTATTTGTAATCTCATGTTTGAATCTAGCTCTCTTCTCTTTATTTTTCCTCTCCCTTGCAGCTTTTAATCTCATATCAACATTCAATGCATCTCTTTCGTTGTTCGTCTTTGCTGCAGGGTGACTCACTTCTCTTAGTTTCATCAAGATTCTCCTATTGTTTTGCAATTTCTATTACTTGGTCAGCAAAACTTGCATCTATAATGTAGTATCCCTTTGTGTAACTGAATAAGACTTCTTTTTTACTAACAGCTAAAGTTGGTAGACTATCTTTAGAGTTTTTGAAATATCCGGAAAGTGCAAAATCAGCTATTTCTTTATCTTTTGTTAGATATTTCTCGTTTTCAGGATCGGGATTTTTTTCATATCGTTGTTTTTCAGAAGCATAATTACTAATAGCTTGATAAGGTTGTGAATGGTAGAAATCATCAATCTTATTGCTTTGAAAATATGTAGTACCATTTACAGCAAACACTAAGTGCGGTCTTCCATATAAATTACCAAATGCAGGAAGCTGTGCAGGTGTTTTAGAGCTGTTAAAACAATATGCATATGCTGAATATTGTCTGGAAGGAATGTTTGGGAAATGGTCTTTCCTAAATTCTTCTACATATTCATCAATTTCCTTCTTGCTATCTTTTGGTGTCCTTTTATTTAGGTGCTTTATAAATGCATAATCTTTACTAATGCCTTCTCTAACACCTCTTACTAATCCCTTGCCTTTTGCATATGCTTGCCAAGCAATACTACATTGTTTCTTTATCTTAGTTTCTATTAACTCAGCAACATCTGGTGATTCACTAGTTGCTTTAGAACTTATTGATGGTATAGGAGGAGGTTTGAATAAGTCGTCAATTTCTTTATTTTTTGCATTCTTTTGCTTCTTCTTCATATCAAGAAGTGCTTTTTTAGCTTTAGCTAGACTTAGATTCGACACTACTTTCATATCAACTTTGTTACTTGTGTCAATACCCCCACTATTAGAAAAAGGATACAAACGAACGTTGTTTCCATAAATTGATATCCTGCATGCAGAAGAATTTTTATTAGTAGAATCAAATCTAACACCTTTTGTTACAAGAGTAGATTTATAAAACGTTCCAATAGCATCTAGATACTCAGCAAATTCTATTGCAAATTTGTCTGAGCCCTTCTTTTTCAAATGGATTCCTAGTTCTGATGTTGAAGTTTTACTTAATATAGCTTTCTTAGTTTTTGAATCACCTTTGACTCCTTCTGGAGAAAGGAGACCACGTAATTTTTCTACTTTGTTTGCTGTACTTAGAAGAACTCTTATAATCTTGTTACTTATAAATCTCACTTTAGCTACAGTTCCTTTACCATACTTCTTTAGTGAGATGTATCTAACTTGAGGGTTACCAGTATACTTTGGTCCTGGCTTGAAAACTTCAACTCTACCTTGTTCTGTATGTGAAGGCACAAAATCAAAATCAACCATCATACTCATAAGTTGCTTATCAAACGTTGCATTTTTATAACCTTGCTTAACAGGCTTTTCAGGTTCTGGTTCTTCTGGAATGCCAGTTCCACCTGGAGCAACTAGTTTTTTTGCTTTATTCAGTTTGTTATTAGTAGTAAGAAAAACTCTAATCACTTTGTTATGGAAATATATTTTTGCAACAGTGCCTTTTGAGTAGTCCTTTAGCGTTATTTCTCTTATATTAGGATTAGCTGCACTAGCTCCTGGCAAGTAAGTAACAATTCTACTACTTTCATAGTGCTTATAACCAGCTTTCTCTATAAAGTCTATAAACTTCTCTTTAATCTGAGTTTTGTTATCTAATTCAAGCAATAGCGATTCTAATAAATTCATCAACACTCTCTATTTAGTTATCTTGTTCCCATTGTATCTATACCAAGCACTCACATTATCCGAATTATACATGATCAAGTAAAGATCAGGGTCAAATAGATTCCAGAACTTCTTGATTCTGCTTTGTGACTTTTCCCAAGAATGCTTTAGATAATCTAGCTCTACTTGTCTATCAGTTTTCTCATTTCTCTTTACTGTTGTTTCTAATGGAGAGAACGCATGAAGGAATACAACTTTGTAGCCATTCTTCTTTGACGCATTGATGACTGACCTGTATTTCATATATGAACTGCCTGTAACATCATAGACTACAACAATACGGTCTTTTCTCTTATCACCAACTATATTTCCGAATCTCTTACTAGCTAATGTAGTTGACCCTTTGTGATAGATGTTTGTGTCACCTGTAAACTTCATTGATATATCGTCAACAGCGACAACAACTACGTTTCTTGCTTTAGGTTTGATATATTTGTTGATAATTGTGCTTTTACCAGTCCTGGGTGAACCGGCTAGAAAGATGGCAACATTTTCATTTGAGGAAAGGATCTTGTTAAGGTCTGATTGAGAACTTTCTACTAATATACTATTTTCTATAAATATAGAATTTAATTCTTGTTCAAACAATATTGTTTCAAGCTTCATGTGTTATCTCATCTTCTGAATAAGTAGTCAAGCTCTGATATTACCCAAGTCATTCCAACTGTTGCCAATGCAACAAATTCTGGTGCTGAGAAAAATGGTGCCCAGGCTTGTAATGATTCTGGATCAGTATACATGTACCACGGGATGTTACCTAATATTACAACGAAAGTTGCTGCAACTCCCGAATGTGCTTTAGATCTCGCTTTAGCGTTTACTGGTTTGTGCTGTCTTGCTGGTGACATCTACATTCTCATGTATGAGATTCTTTCTAATTTTTGGTGGACCCGCTGGGGTTCGAACCCAGGTGTTGTATAGTTCAATGAAAGAAGTTCGTTCACATTCATAGTCGATTTAAGATTAGCCACCGAGAGTCAATCGACAAATTCTCTCAGTGTCATTACAAGGTGTTCGTGTGTTCATTACCGATTCGGTAACGAGGAAATTATAATCTTATCGGTGTCCGAAGTTCCCCGGGCTACTTATGCAGCCATCCTGTATGAATCGTCATTTACTTTTTTACTGCAGTTGAATGCACTTCAGTTCATTACATCCTACCAGTCGATTCCAGTGTCGGGCCCATTATAAAAGTTTATGTGACAAAACTTCAACTTCACCATGAGTAGTATTAGCTATTTCTGTAAGCTTATACTTTCATTCATTGAATCTAAAGCTTTTGCAATTCTTACATATATATTTCCAGTACCGTGATGTATGACTGGTGTTACAGCTCTATCTACATCTTCGAAACGTTTTCCTGTCATGTCCACTAATGCGTTCAATATTTGAGCTTCAACACCTCTTTCATGATATCCTTTTGCTTCACTAAGCTTCATCTTCTAATCTCCACTGTCTCTATTTTTAGTAGTTTCCAGCATGTTATCCAAGAAATACCACCATCCCTCAATATCTCATCTCTCTGTTCTTCTTCACTGATTATTGCTTTCTGTTCTTTTCTAATCTTTGCTTTGAAACTCCCTTTCAAACCATTCATCTTATGAGGCTTGCACATAAGACAACCGGACCTACGATTCTTGGGTCTTTTGCGCTTATGATGCATATTAACCTCCTATAAAAGTACTGGAATATCTCTAGTTCTATTTGCCATCTCTTTAACCACCCCCTTTATAAATTGCAACTTAACCTCTTAGCAATTGTTTTTTGAATGACTCTTTCTCATCAACTCTTTTAGCTGTTCCATGCCCTTCGCATGCTGGGCATAACTCTACTTGCTTTGTGTCTTCATTTAATGTTGTCTTCTTCCCTTCACATACTTTGCAAATTAGCATGTCATACTCCTTAGAGACCCAATCTTGCTCTCTTCTTCATAGACTTATTACGTTTCCTTGTTATTCTAGCTTGCTTACCTTTCTTCTTTATAACCGCTCTCTTGGCACCACGTTTTCTCTTAATTCTTTCAGCAGCTTTCATGCGAACTGCCCTTCCACCAGCCATCTTCTGTCCTCTATCTGCTTTCCACTTCTTCACTTTCTTCCCGCCTCTAACCATAACTTTTTTAACTCTACCTTCATCAAGTAACTCTTCTGAATCAACACCTTGAATGTACTCACTAACAACCTTTCTTATAGTTTCCTTTAGAGATTTTTTTGTGATTTTCACCATTATTCTCCGATTGAGCTTCAGCTCTACCTTGTCTGACTCTATTCAAAGTCTTTATCATTACAATTAGTTGCTTATCTTTAGTTTTTTGATATGCATATATTAGTGCGTTAACAATTTTTTCTAATTGATCAGCAGTAAGTAGTCTAGCATTCTTAGCTAGCTCCATATCAATTGAGCCACCTTTTGGTTCTTTCATATTACTAGATGCTTTAGCCAACTTCCCTTCTTCTTCCTCTTCAATTTCTTCAATTGCTTCTCTAATTATTTTTTTAAACTCTTTCTTTCTGAATTTCATTTCTACTCCCCGATAAGTTAAATTTTTTCTAATGTACTAACAATCTCATCATCAATTCTATGAGGTACAGCTATATATACTTCTTGTTTAGTAGCTGATTCGTCTTTTGCCATACCAAATAAATCGAAAATAAATTCTACATCACGATTGCTTATTGAAAAAGGTAGAATTATAAGAGTTTGATCCACCCCCAAATCAAGGAGCTTCCATTTGCTTTCAGGGTAAGAATAAAAGTTTCCTTCTCTCCTTATATTATAACTATCACCGCAAACACTAATCATGCTCATATTAGACTCCTCGATTTTATATGGCTTACATAACTTGCTTAAGATCACCAAAGTCTCTAGCTATTCTATTTATCTCCCTTTCTTGAAACTCTTCAGTCTTCTCTAGCAAGAACATCAACCTATTTTCAGCATCATCATTAAGATCATATCGTTCATCTGAAAATTTAGTTATTTCATTTGTGACTTCAATTGCAGTGTCAATAGGTTTCACACCATTCTCTATTCCCTTACTCAGTACATCAACCCAATGACTCACAGAATCAATCCATTGCTTGGGCATCATAGAGACAATAGCCATATTTTTCTGTCTTATCTCTCTTGGAACTGCATCCCAAAAATCTTTATACCCACCATACAAACTAAATACAGGAATGCAATTGTAATGCAAGCTTTCAACTGTCTTGATTTCTGATTTGCAGCTATTAAAAGCATTATGTTCTATATAAGCAAGTGAGATATCAAACAAAGAATAGAATTTACCATACATCTCTAATGGAAGAGCATCAAATATCTTAAGCCTGTCACTATCTATATCAGAATATAAGCTTTTGACTCTATTCTTATAGAGCATACTCTCATCTTCTATTTCTTTCTCTTTAAACATTGGCTTGTTGTCTTCATCATATTGTATTTCAATAGAAGAGTCTTTCAAAGCCATACCTGCAAGAACAAAATACGTATTAGGATGCTTGTCATGAATCTTCTTAATTACTCCATGCATCCTTTTAATATCCTCATAATGCGAAGTTAGACCAGCCCATCCAATTATGACTTTGTCATCTGTAGGATACCAATCTTCTAACATCTCTTTTCTTGTTACTTCTTTATCTAGATTCCATTGAGGTAAGTCCCAATCAAACATATTTCTAATTACATAAACTTCATTGTTCAAGAATTTGAATGTCTTATGAAGTTTCTCTGTTGTTGTACAAACAAACTCAGAATGCTTGATAGTTTGAATAGACATCTTGTCTTTACCAGAGGCATACCACAACTCTCTCATTGGGTGTGTCTTTGGAAGATTGAATTCATTATCATCAACATCATGTACTATCAATGGCTTCTGTTCTGTCTGTGGCCACCTCTGAGATACTGATACGAAATGAGAATGAAGGTTACCGGCTCGATGCATTATAATAGCATCTGCCAACTTAAGATGATTGGGTTGCAAATTCTCTGTATATACAAAATTTGCTTCATCTTTCAAATGCTTCCACATAACTCTCATTGGTTCAAAGATTCTAAAAAAAGACGTCCCAGTTTCTGAAGGTGTTGAAAAAACAAAGGTCTTCTTTCTCCTGTCAATTGAACTGGGGTATGTGAAATATTGTTTTAGAACATCTCGTTCTTCTGAGTTGTTATATTTCATACATCTTTCAACGTTTTCTATACTTAAATCCATTTACCCTCCTGTTATTGTTTGCGATCTTCATGATCTTGTATGTCCCATTTTAGTTTTGATGTTATATATCTTTCTATATATCAGTCAATGTCCCTATTTAATAAGTCCTGCATGCCCTCTACGGATTACTAGCTTCTAATGTTTTTTCTACGTCCTCAATAGTTGCACCAAGAGCTGCATCATACGCTGTCAAAAT